ATGAAGAAAGTTATTTTAGGCGCTGTTTTATTCACCCTAAGCGGCTCGGTTTTATCTTCTTCTTTGCAGGATCAGCTTGCGGCGGTAGCCCAGGCTGAACAGCAAGGAAAAAATGAAGAAAACAGACAGCGTGATGCTCTGCAAGCCAAACGAGATCAAGAGGCTCAACAGGAAAGACAAAGGCAAGCCAATGCGGCAGCGGTTGCTAAGCAGCGAGCAAAAGCGGCAGAAGCTGAACGGAAAGCACGGCAAGCAAAATTGGCAGCGGAAGCCGCGCAAGATAAAGCGCGCGATCAAAGCTACGAAGATGAGCTTCGTCGTTTAGAAATTCAGAAACAAAAACTGGCGCTGGCCAGGGAAGAGGCCCGGGTAAAAAGAGAAAATGAATTCATCGATCAAGAGCTGAAAAGTAAAGCTGCCCAGACAGATGTTATTCAATCTCATGCTGATGCAAACAGAAATCTATCTGAAGGCGGTCGCGATCTGCTGCAAAGCGAAGGTAAAGCCCGTGAGGAAAAGGCAAGCGGCTGGTTTAACTGATTTCGCTAATCATTTATGTGTATTAGCTCAGATTTGACCTGACATAGCTATGGCACAGACCTAAACCTAATCTGACAGGCAGGTCTGTGCCAATAGCGGACGTTGTTAACTTTGGCCCATATCCATCAATGGACGCAGGTCAATCTATACGCTAATTGTTTTGCGCTTAAGTTCTGAACTATAGTGCCGATAGTAAAATTAAGTACTTTTGCCTTAAGGAAGCAAGGTTTGAAAGATTTTTCAAAATACTCAAAAGCGTTAGGGATGGCTAAGTTCTATGTTTATGCATTTTATGACACTGAAGATGCAGCTAAGAAGCCGTTTTATATAGGCAAAGGCAAGTCAGAACGCTGCCTTGATCATATAAAGTATAATGATGACTCTCCGAAATCAGAACGAATTAATCATCTGTTAAAAACAGGAAATCTGGGTATCGACATACTACGCCATGGCATGGATGAGGCAACCGCGAAGCTTGTTGAAGCAACATGTATTGATCTCTTGGGTGTTGGAGAACTGACCAACAAAGTACGAGGAAGCAGCTCCCTTATGGGGCGAATCACGCTGGATGAGCTCAATCATCTTCTTCTTAAGCAAGAGACGGAAATCGCACCTGAACATGCCGGGCTCGCTTTTTTGCTAAACAGCACCTACAAGTCTGGCATGAGTGCACTTGCATTATATGAAGCTACGCGTGGCGTCTGGGCAAAAGTACCAAAAGATGAAAACCTACAATTTGCATACGCCACCTACGGCGGTTTGGTGATGGAAGTTTACGAGATACAGTGCTGGTTGAAGGCAGGCTCTCAGCAATACTTTACCCGGGAATTGGTCATCCCCCCCGAAACCAACCGTTCAGAATTTGTTGGACGAATCGCATCACCAGAAATCAGAGAATTATACGTAGGCAAGCTAATCAAAAAATCGCGTAGTCATGGTAGCCCTTTCGTAAAAGTCGGGCTGGCGGAATAAACTGACCTGCTTCCCGTTGATTAATACACCTCAATGCTAGTCATGTTGTTGAGGCTACCAATGTCCGCACCTCGCTCGAAGCCGACTGTCAGATTTGATTGTGTGCTGCCAGTGAAACCCACTATTGTGTCAATGCAGTGCTTTGCCGCCAGAAGCTGTGCACTACACAGAAAACTCATCTATGCACATAAATAAAAACCCTCTGCAAAAGCAGAGGGTTAAATTCATTTTTACCTGTTCATGTAAACACAGGAAGGATTATCGGCTTATTCCCACTCAATTATTTACGGTAAGCATAACTAATTGACTGGTAACAACTTTCCTGAAACCGATTTTTACCATACCGTTTTATATACCGTCACCGGAAATCAGTGACCCGCTTTCAGGGAGTCGTACTGACGCTCGCATGTGAGTCCTGCAGACCGATATCGCTCAGCCTCTTCTGCTGCTGCGATGTAAGATCGGTTGCTTTCTTCAAGCATGTCGGCGAGCACACCGATGACCTTACTGGCTGGCGTGCCAGTGGGGAAAGATCCGGTATAGTGTTCAGCGAGTCGCTTGGTTTTGTCAAGCTCGGCGCGCAGGCCGTCAGCAGCGGCATTAGCATGCTCAGCGTCAACACGCGCCACATCGATACGGGATTGTGCTTCACGTTCAATTTGCGCCTTCTCCTTATCACGTTGCGACCTAGCCTTATCATCAGCCTGTTTCTGATCTGCCTGCGCTTTCGCATATCCGGCGTCGTACTGGCTGCTGCCATGAACATTCCAGGCAACAACCGCAGTGACAACCAGAGCAGCAAGCATCACCACGATAAGCAACTGCTTCCAGTACGTTTTGACGAATGCCCAGATCATAACAGCGCCTTACGGGCAGCACCGTAACGCGCCCACCGGTCGTCGATACCGTTCTGTCCACCGTTAATGATCTGCGTGACGCGCACCAAATCGCCGGTATATTTCATGCAGCCTTTGGTGGCGAAGAACCACGCCGCGCTACGGGCTGCGTATTCATCCTGTGCCAGCAGTTCAGGCTGTGCTACCAGATCAACCTTCAGACCGTTACCGCAATCCCGGTAGTTGTTCAGACCGGTGATCTGGATAAGCCCACGCCCTCGGTAGTTCCATCCATCACCAGGACCGTTGTTGCCCATGCGTTTGCTGTACACCAGATTGGCGATCGCGCGCTGGCGTTCCAGAGGAAGTGATTTCTCATATGTTTTGCGGCCAAGCGCATTAGCCTGGTCTGGAGTGATACGCCCGGCACGAATAAAATCTGACAGTCCCGATACGCTGTAGTTGAAGTTTTCCTGCAACCGGGTAAACCCTCCGGACTCATGACCGACCTGCGCAATAAACATCGCCTGGTCATCAGGCTTGGTAATGCCAAATTCATTCATGGCGGCGGTGATATGTGGGAACCAGCGCGCGGCCAGTTGCTCAGTAATACCGGCTGCGCGCCGGAACTGGTTAATGTCCATGTTGAGACCTCGATATTTTGAATATCTGCACGACGTTACCGCGTGTCTTCAGAACGGCGGCAAGCATGACAGCGTTGATGATGACCTCTGATAAATCAGCAGCCATTGGCGTGTGATACCAGATTGCATATGCGGCGCGGACTGGGATGCTGGCTGATGCCACGATAAGGAAGTAGGCTATCCACCCACCCCACCGGCGGTGTTGCGATCCATTACGCCGGAAGGTTCCGACGCGGATTGCTATCGCAGAACAGATAACCGCATTGGCAATGAGTAAAAGCAGCTCATGAGTTGTCATCGTCTTTTCTCCCCGGGATTAAATCGCGTGGATTGTCGGAACGGTGATAGAGCCAGATACCAATACGTACTGCGACGATTGCCGACACGAACGCGCCAGCAGAGAAGACGATCCCTTTCTCAAATGAATCCTGTGTGATAGTTGGGATCAGGCTGGCTACGCCGATAAGGATTGATGCAGTTGGTTTGTAGAATAGAAGCCCGCAGAGGAAGCTGAGCATCGACAGGAGAACCCGGCGGCGTATTGGATACTCAACGGCTGAGGTAATAAATATTACCGCACCTGATAAAGCACCAAGCGCCACCTCGGGTGGAACTCCTGCGATAACTGCAGCCAGAGAACCCATGCTAAGCCACTGATTTAAAGACTCACTGGTTAGCTGGGCTGACATAGTGACCACCGTTTACTGTGCATAACGAACCCCCTTAATTGGTGAGTTTATCATACACAATAAACCATATACGGAGTGACGCAATCTATAAACATAGCAAGAAAATTACCCATATGGTAAAATTGTAGGAATGAAAATGCGCACCATCACAGGACTATGTAATGAAGATAGTGATTAACATTTTATTTTTATTTATTTCTGCTCATGTTATTGTTTATTTCGTTGCTGGGAAAAATGATGTTATATCAAATTTAATAGCTGCCATTGAGATGGTGTCAATAATGGCATTCATATATTCAAAAACAAAAATAAAACCAGAGCCTGAAGAAAAACAAAGCAATTCAAAATTACAGAAACGCTGCGAATAATTCGGAATGAAAATGCAAGAGATTAATTTTAAAAGTCCATTTATCACATCAAGATCGAGGGTAATTTCTCATTTAATCGGTCTTTCTATGGTTTCGATTTTTTTGCCAATAAAAATATACCCAGTAGTATTCGCAGTTTCTTTGCTTATGATGTTGTATAGAATATCACTAAAGTATTATGTTTTTTCTTTTTTTGCGTCATTGATACTATTGTTAATTGTTTTCACTTCTACTTATACAATTCAGGATGATGAAACAGTCACGGCAATTATAAAATCAATATTAGGAATATCATTCTTAATTATATCAAGTATATTTAGTTATGAAAAAACCAATAGTGTTGAAATGCTAAAAATAATACACAAATATATTAGTGCTATTATTTTACTTTGTTTTATACAAGTTGTTTTTTTACACGCACAGTCCGGAGGATATGGGTTAACTGCCAGCGACTCATATACTGCTGGGTTTATATTCGACAGCGATTATGCGCTTTTTGGTGGAAATGATAAAAACATGTTCGGCGCAAAAGTTGCTTTATTCGGCATCCTGCAATACATATTACATAAATCAATTTATAAAAAAGGAGCGGTGATATGGATGCTAATAGTATTAATTACCGGCTTCTTAAGCATGTCACGGACACCGGTGGCATTTCTTATAGCCATACTGGCTCTTTATAAAATATCATCAAGCCGCGGCGTCGCTATGAAAATAGTTGCTGCGTTTTTTGTGATAACTGTTTTGGCTATCGCTTCACCTTATATATTTGACTACCTAAGATTGTCCTCTATAAATCAAGGTCAACTCTCTGATGGTATGTCAATAAGGATATTGTACTGGATCGCTGTTATTTCAAATACTGATGTTATAGGGCTGTTTGGCAATGGCTTATTATCAGCGAGAGATTTTCTCCCAAAATACAGCGCGTATTATAATGGAGAACCAAATGTCCACAATCTGTATTTAAATACTTATTTGGATTTAGGTGCAATTGGCGCTGCATTTTATATAGCAATGATAATTTCTCTTTTCATATATCTTAAAAACCTTAATCCACAACTAGCCTTTGTATTTATTGCATCATCATTTGTGATGTCTTGCACCTTATATACAGCGTATGACATAGAGATGTGGTGCTTCCTTTCTTTATCTGTTGTGATCTCGCGATTAATAAGAACGTCAAGATAAAAAATCTGGTGGGTGTAATAGCCCACCAGATATAATTTAATTACCCACCCCACCCCTTCGACTTAATAAACTGAGCAATAAAATCAGCGTTCACTTTTGCACCCACATACAAGCCATTTGGCTGTAGTGTTTCAGATGGGTGCAGGTCATCTGCACGAAGAGATCGAGGGGTTATACCGTTAGCAATATCAGTTACATCGCCTGCATAGGATGGATTATATTTGCTTTTAAAGTTCTGCAATAAATCAACGCCACTAATTTGGCAATAGTTATCTGGAAAAGCGGATTTCAGGTTGTTATTGAGAGCTGCTAAATTTGTAGCTCCAGTAGTTCCCGTTGTCTCCGTATCATAAGGAAACTCAGGGCAAATAACAAAGCGCTGGGTATGCATATTAGCAACCATGGTATGCAACTCTGACACATATCTAGCATAGTCAGTTGAGTTACGACCGCCCCAAACGATATAGATATCATCCCTATGCAGCGAGTGCTTACGCCCTGCTGGGATAGTATTTGTATTAAATCTTGTATACGGCCGCATAGCAAATGTTGCAGTTGTTGACACACTTACCGCGCTACCAGCAGAATCACGCGTAAATACAAGCTGAGTCTCACCAGTTCCCGGGTTTACCAGCGTTGTTGAAAATGTACCATCGACACCTCCAAAGATACATTTCCCCGTAGCACCGTTCCAGAATATACCTACTTCCGTAGGCGTAAGAGCGACTGAACCAGACGCAGGTATTGAACCGCCTACAGGCGCATATTGTCGTGTTATTGCCTCTTGCGACATGGCAACTTCAACATCACTAGCCCCGCCCCTGGCGAAGTTGTATATATCGGTACCAAGCAGCCGGTTCAACTCTGTGCTCATAACATCACTGGTGCAGAAGCTATGTCCAACCACAGTAACTGAACGGCTAAAGTTATATGGAATTATTTCAATATCGCCAACCATACGTAGATCCGAATTAGCCATAAAATACTCTAGTAAATCATCTTTAGCTAATCCATCAGCCAGTCTGTATACACGCAATTGGTCCGCGCTATCACCGATATTTACGTATGGCTGCGCCCGTTGCATTGTAGTATTCAGGTTGTTATAGAACTCCGTTCGTACGTTGTGATGGCGAACACTAGAACCACTAAGCCCCGGTATATACCCTATTGTCAGGCTTCCGCTTGGGGATGAGACAGACTGGGCCAAGATAGATAAACTTAGGCTAAACACATTTCCGTTAGCGGTTAACTTTCCAGAACTGTTACCCAGTGTCACACCTGACCCGCCTATGAGTTGCGGTGTGAATGCGAACTCAGTAGGGATATCGATATTATTAACAGCATATAGTTCTGGATTTGGAATATATGTCTTCCCTGTGGGGGATAACACATTATCCCGGACCTGGTTTCCTCTGGCAGTGTCTGTAATGTTTAACGTAAAACCGCTGATCTGATCATCAGATTCTAGGGTCTTACACCGGTTACCGTTTACCTGATTACCGGTTGGCGCTGCTTTTTCACCGCCGTCTGCTAACGTCAGGCACACGCAGGCATCAAAATTCCCAGCGAACATAGACCGATAATCATCAGTAAACCAGGAGTTATTGTTATTTATTATGCTATCCCGAACGCCAGCTAACCATATGTTAGCCGCTCGGTTGTTATGCACTATGTTGTCGGTGATTATATTTTCATAAACATCACTATTAGCAAGACGCTGTACAACCCCAAAATCTATACCGCGATTCCAGTTTCCATGTATATGGTTATTAGTAATCCTGTTCTTGGCGAAAATCCCCCCGTTGCCACCAGCATAGATACCACTCTGACCATTATCCTCAAACTCATTACCATCAATCAGATATCCGGTTGCAACGCCAAGCCATTCACCGCCGCCAACAATACCATCCCAGTAGTTACTGGTATCGTCCCACGGCTTGGCTTCAGAAGACATCCGGTAATGGTTACTCACATAGTTTCCGAGTACCCAACCGTCTTTCCCTTCGAGAGATATACCGAATTTATTATACTCTACCCGGCACTTACTGATGGTATTTCGCGTACCATAGTCCCGGATGCCAACACCGCTCCCATCTGCATTAGAGGTATGTAAACCTTTCGCGAAGAAACCACTGATAGAGACATTCTCTAAAACACAATCATTCCCATTAAGTAGGATGCCATCTTGTCTTATCGTGGAACTACTGGGTTGATTTAAACCACGAATAAAACCACCATTCCAGCAAATATTATCTCCATTAAAAATAACAGCAGCATGCCCGGCTGGAGCGGATGATACAATCCCGCACTGCTCATTCATGGCAAATACACATAGCGTTGATGAAATTGAAAGACTGTCAGAGACCGAAAAACTTTTATTGATGCATAAAACTGCATTTTTTCCCTCGCAGTGGGTAATGGCGCTTTGAAGCGCAGTCGTTGCATCGCTAGTCCCATCGGTTGGTGCATAAAATGGGGCGTCAGCTGGATAGACAACATTTTTTAGTTTTTCTCCAACCATACCTGGATTGTAAATGTTGTAATGAGAGAAACCAACTAGTCCAGCACCAGATGGCTTTGCCAGCTCAATTAACACATCTGATGCAGATCCTGACTGCGGCAGTATGGCAATTGGATTCCCATTGCTATCAAAGGCCGGAATTTTATTAGCGCGCTCCAGAGCCGCTGGTAACATATTTATTTGCTCAGGAACTCGGAGCGTTCGACTAAACAGATCGTCACTATATGACTTACTTCCATCAACAAGATTATCTGTATAGTTTTTAGTTGCTGCATCCTGCGGCTGTGACGGGTCACGAAGATTGCGAATGTAATTGTTCAGAGCATCATAGTAATTAGCGACGAATGATGGTTTTCTGAGGGCCAGACTTAACCAACTGCGCACCTGCTGAATCAGCATCGTCAGTTTATCAAAAGCATCCTCATGTACTTCTGCGAAGAACTTACCCTGATTTCGGAGATCTGTTTCCTGTGTAACCGGCAACTCTCGTGAAATGGAAATTTGGTATCCACTTGTCAGTGGTGTTGACAGTATTACATTCCCGCCCGTATACCCTCCAGCACCTGTAACGGTGTAATCAGTATCAAGAACCAACTCTGTGATGTTCTCATTCAGGTCGGCAACCTGCACAACCAGATCAGACTTCTTAAAAATTCGGAAGGTATACGGGAATGACGTAGTGACACCGTTCCCTGTGTAGTCATTGTGGTCAACTTCGGTTGAGACCGTCATGTAAGTATCTCCAGATAGCTAATGCGCCCGGCGCGCATGCACTCTGGATCATTCTATTACCCAATAAACCTTATATGAATCGTTTAGGTATTAATCAGTTGCTTTATTACCTTACAGGTAATTTGCATTTCATGCTGGATAGTCCTGATATCTTCTGCTACTGTATGTTTATACAGTGATTGCATGGAGAAGAAGAGATGCAACGGCAGTATCACCATCCGCTGGAAGAAGGATTTGAGGAAAGAATACACACGCCGGTAGGCGTTAGATCCCTGGTGGAGGACTCGCATCTGATGAAGTTGCTGCGGGAACTCGATAAAGATGGCTTCAATGTTGATGGGCCACTTGCTGAACTGGTTGCGCTTGTGAATTACGTCACAAGTTCTCAAATGAATATGCAGGATCTGCAAACACATCTCGATTACTGTGCCGAACAGTTACGCAAGCAAACCACTTAATGAAAAATAAAAGGCCGCTGTTGCGGCCTCGTGACATGTCACAGTCATGGTATGGCAAACCTATGTACCCTGCTATACCAGATAATATTAAAACAACTGCGACGGCAAATTCCCCATCTTCAATGATGCCTTTACGGTTCATTATTCCAAGTGCGACGAGTGCCAACACAACAAGAATAAAAGAAATCATTTTCACATCCTTATTGCGGAGTAACATCCTGAGGTCGCCACCAGTATGTCTGGTTAAATTCTTTCTTCGAGCGCTGTTCCATCTTACGCAGATAGCCAGGGGAAAAATACTCCTGCATCTGGTTAAAAATCATATGGTCAAGCGCTGCCTTCAGATACCAGATATTAGCACCAGGTGTCAGGCCTTTGCCAAGCTTAACCAGATCACCGCCAGTCTGCTCGCTCTTTCCTTCAACCGCATTCAGCGGGATTCCCTGCCCGATTTTGATAACGTCGTCGACCAGACCAGCTACCGGGCCGAGCATTGAAGCCAGTGCACCGCTACCGTACCGGGTGTGGTCCGACAGCAGGAAATCACCGTACAGCCCAAGACCACCACCTTTCAGCAGCGCACCAAGCCAGAATTTAGCAGCATCTTCACCAGCCATATCTCGCGGATTCCGGCCTGATGCCATGTCGTTTAGTTGCTGAGAAAGTGCACCAAGAATTGTCGTGCTGGCGATAAACGTCGCGATGTATGCCGCACGGCCACCGGCAGACGGCATACCCATAGCGCGCGACCAATGACGCATCACAACAGAGATCGGGAATGACTTGAACAAGAATACGCTGCGGGTTAATTCCCCTTTCCACGTCCCGCGCTGGATGCCTGATCCGGTAATCATCTGTTCGCGTGCACCAGGAGTAATAACTGCCATATCAACTTCTTCAGTGACAGCACCGAGAAGTTTACGCATAGCCTCGAATTTTACACGCTCTGGTGCACCAAGGTGCTGCACAGCAGAATCAGGAATGCGCATGATACTTTCCGGCGTCAGCATGGTGTTGTTGCCTTTCCCCCAGTCTTCCTGGTCTGCCAGCTTCCACACGCTGAAATCCTGCTCGGTAATGCCTTTGCTTTTCAGGATGCGAAAATCACCACCATCGAGACTGCGCAGATCCGGCGATCGTGAAACAACCTCGCCCAGGCTACCCATCATTGTGACGCCATAGGCGCGCTTGTGCGCATCTGACCATGCAGTAAGACCGCTGGCCCGCATTACTGCTGTGGCGGCCCACCGCGCTTTAGACGGTCCCATATTATCCATTGCCCAGCGGTTAACGCTGCCCAGCAGGGACTCCATCGCCAGACCGGCGCGGCGCGCGCGGGCCAGCTCAGTGCGGTTTGTCGGGTCCATCGCTTCAAGCTGGTTGCGGAAAAGCTGGTTCATCGGCAGGTTAGTGACCTTCGCCGAAAGATACATGGTGCCCAGGTCAGAGAACGACGCCAGAAGCGCGGAACCGAGTCGGCTAGCCACCAGCCAGTTGCGGATATTGTCAGACCATTGCGCGATATGAGGGTTAGCAATTGGCTGAGTTTTGCCAGAAATAAAGTTGTAAAGGTTCTCTGTACTGTTAGCCATGCGCTTCACTTGCCCGGTGCGCTGCGGGTTTACCGTAGCGGTTTCTGCTGTCACCTCATCGAGAATTGCCCGGAAAACATGATCCGGGTTTGGGCCGTAGGTTTCTACCAGCGCGATATCTTTGCTGATGCCCTCCAGATGCCCTACCATCACTTCCCACAGGGAGCGGTCACCGTACTGCCGCTGGTACTCCAGATACGAATCAGCGTCTTTAAAGTGGATCTGGCGTGACGCGTTTCCGCGATTGGCCCGCGCTCCGGACAGGCGCATACCGGAATCACTCAGTTTGTTCAGGCCGCCGGTAGCGATCGTGTTGTATGCCTCGCCGAGAAACGCCGTAACCTCCGCGTCGCTCATCAGCTGGCCATCCTCCTTGATGTAGTATTTACGGTCCAGTTTGCCGATCACGTCGCTTACCCACTGCTCGCGCGTCGCGCGCCCCACTTTTTCCATTGAGTGGTGCTGAGGAATGCCCCAGTTTTCCAGATAGCCGATATCACCACCTGCATCGTTGAACCGGCGGCGCAGTAATTCAGTAACATCAGCCCAGGCCTTTGCCCCTTTCTTCGCCTTAATGTTGCCCGTGTCCTGCCCGCGAATTTCGAACACCAGATCACGGACTCCCTTTTCATCTTCGAACAGGTGGAAAAAACGCGGATCAACGGCTTCAAACGCTTCCTGAATCTGACTCAGCGCGTAATCACGCGTGGCCTTTCCGCGCGACTCGACAGACAGGAAATTCGATTTCCCGTCAGCACTGAATGCAATGGTGCGGTTAAGCGCGCCCAGCTTCCCGTCGGTGCCCTGGTAGCCGTTAATGAATGCGTCAAGGCGCTGGCGTGCGGCAATGGTCAGCGCAACACGGCGCCGCTTAAGTCCTGCTTCCTGCTGCAATTCGTCCGCCGCCAGTTGCCCGGCGCGGCGCAGCCGTTCCGCATCGGTCATTTGTCGCCATGACGCCGGATCGTTGCGGGCAAGCTGGCGCATGTTGCGATATATGCGGTCTTCGATATTCTGGATTTCTCGCGCGGTAAGGGTGCGCTGTGCGGCCTGCTGTACTGCGTTGATACATTCCTGGCGCATGAAAATTTATCCTCTCAAAAAACATGCCACGGCCACATCAAACAGGCCTGAATCCTGAATAGCCTGCTCATTCTCGCGTTTGGCCTCTTCCAGCACTTCACGGGCGCTGCGGGACTGCGGATTACCGTCATCATCCAGCACCGTGATCAACATATCCGGCGACGCCGCCAGTGAATCTTCCGCAAACTGAAGGTCAATGTCATGGGCGGATTGTTGGTCAACCTGAGTTAATGCGCGGGTGTTATTGAACGGTGCTGCTTCATCTGCGGTTAGCACTTCAGCAGTTTTGTAGTAGGACATGGCCTGGGTATTCAGGTCTGTTTCTGCCTGTCGGCGGCGCGCCAGTTCCGCACGCGCCTCAAACTTAGCGCCACCGGGCTCGTGGGGAGCCAGATCCGTCCTTGCAGTTTCCAGTCGAGCGGTGGTTTCAGTAATGCGTTGGTCTACCGCCCGCAGTCGTGCCTGCTTATCAGCCCTTGCCTGTGCCAGTTCTTTACCACTTCCGACAGGTTCCTCTGCCAGGATGGCAGCGCGATCAGTGTTAAGGTTATCCAGGATACGCTCACTATTGGCGATCTCAGACTGAAGCGCTTTACGCTCACCCAACGGCAATACTTGCGCCGCCTGTTCTTCCAAAATTCGTGTCTCCACGGCGCGCGAAGTCGCCCCATCTTCGGCGGTAAAAAGAGCCTCATCTATGGCTTGAGATATCAGGTTGCGCCTGCCGGGCACGGCGCTGAAATCGGCAGCCTCGGCGATGCTGGCGACATCAACGCGATTTCCCTCACTCACATCGCGCATTGCCTTTTGCAGCGCCTGAATATGGGCGTTACGCGACAACACGTTAACCGGTACGCCTGGAGCCACGTCGAATTCAGCGTGCTGCGATGCGTTGGCTGCCAGCGCCGCATCCACATCAGCGGGCGCAAATTCCGGCGGGCGAACGGTTTCGCCACGGGCATTCATAAAACGGCCTATGCCACCGAATGCAACGCCCAGCACCGCATCGATCGCCAGCGCCTGGCGGTCAAATACATCGTACTGCGCTGCCATCTCATCATAACCGCCGCTCCGCAGCGTTGAGGCAGTGAGACCGCGCTGAGCCATGCCAAAAGCAACGTTTGTTCCGGCGGCGTAGGCGATATCCGGCGCGGCGCGGGCAGTAGCCGCCAGCACGTTCCGCGCGGCACTTTCACCGCCGCGGGCAATCTGCGCACCAATACTTTCCGCCAGCGCGCCGCCAGCGCGCAGGCCCAGGCTCATTGGGATCAGCGTGCCAGCACCGGCGGTAATACCGTGAACCAGCGCCACGTCCTGAGCCGTAGCGACGTCCACACCAGCAGCGCGGAGCCGTTCGAACTCTGAAAAGCCCTGTCCGGAGGTTACAGCAGCCGCACCAACAAGAGGCCCGCCAAGCGCAGTACCCACCACCGCCTGCGATCCCATATCAAACAGACCGTTAAGTACCTGCCCGGCGGTGCCGGTTGTGGCGGCGTCTGGCGTGAGCCGCTTTACCTGTTCCTGCGCCAGCTTTCGCTGTTCGGAGATAAACTCCTGTGACGTGTCACGAACTGGCGTGTTTTCGTTGATGAACTGCGCGATCGGAGAAACAACGGTATCAACACCAGCCCAAAGCAATTGATCTGGTTTCGCCACCAGACCAGAATAAAGCCCGGACAGCGCCGCACCTCCGGCATTGTCAAAGAATCCGACATCGTTATCGCCAGATACACCAGCCGGATTTGACGCGGCGGTATCCAGTTGCTGGTTCTGATTTACCGTATTGAGCCCGAAATAACTCATTGTGGGATGCCTCCTGCAAAGCGCTGGCGCTGCTGAGTAAGGTCAAGGATTACAGGGGTTCCGTCATCTTTAAGAAGGTAGCCGGTGCCGAGCTTAATCAGGTACTGGCTATCGCCGTAACTTTGCAAACCATACTGGCCTTGCGGTGCCTTGATACCGGCTTTGACTATCTGGTTTTCCCACGCCTGGTTCACCTGCTTATCAAATTGCTCTGGAGCCATACCCCATGGAAGCAGGACGTTCCCCATTCCGTTGTAATCATAAGTACCGCCGGTAGCCACGTTGATCGCCTGCTTCCAGATGTTGTTGTCCAGCTCGCCTGAGAAATCGCCTTTCTGCGACATTACGCCAGCGTAATAATCTTTCGCCACCTCATAAGCCATCGTTGCGCCCTGGGCATCACCGGCAAAGGCATCCTGAACGGTATCGGTGAATTCCAGTCGCATATCATTCTCTTTCGGCATAACTACGCCTTTCACATCTTTGGTGCCTTTGCGTGCCGCTGCGCCAGCGAGGATCGTTTGCGATGCGGTTTCAGGGGAGACACTAACATCAGGGTTAAACCAGTTCTTTTCCGCCACCACGCCGCCCGGCTTATCCATCAGGATCCCAGCGACTGCCGCGGACGGGGCATTAACACTGATCTGCTGCAACGCAGACATGTAAACCTGACCACCGCCGGTGCTTTGCCGAATGGTGTCGAGATAGGCCGACTGTTGTGAAACTGGCGCATCACGGAAGAAAGCACCGATCTGATTAGCTTCATCTTTGGAAAAGAATGTCAGCGGCGTGCCGTATGATTTAGCCAGATCTACAGCCTGAGAAGCCCGAAGGGCTATCGTCTGGCTGAAGTTGTTCTGGTTGGTCATATCGATAGGCTTTGTTTGCCCGGAAGAAAGTGAAAACTGAATTGGGTCTGCTTTACGTTGTGCAAGAACAGTACTGGCAGCAGAGACAACGGCATCATAGGTTTGGGCGCGCGCTGCATATCCTTCACCAGTTTCACCGGTGTCTGGCTTCAGGTTTTCTACTGCCGCCTGAATGCTACTGGTCGGCATATTACGGAATGAACCAATGTATTGCCCGGCGATCTGCGTATTCCTGAACTCGGTGTAACGCAGGTTTCCTTCACGCACTCCGTAGGCTGCGAGAAAATCGGTCTGCGTAGGAGCATCAGGGAAATCCACGCCGCGCATGTATGCCGCGCTGGCATCGCGCACACGGCTGTCGATATTGGTGCGATACTCAGCCTGCTGCTGCTTACGGATCTGATCAGCCTGACGAAGGAATGTCGCCTGGGCCTCCGGAGATGCAGCGTCAAATGCCGCGTTGCCGGTATAGCGCTTTGTGCTGGTAGGAAGTTGTGATAGACCTATGGCCGCGCTAACGCCGGTAGCGAGTTGCTGATCGCTGTACGGCTGGCTGCCGTTCTCATGTTGGATAATGGAGGCACACAAAGCCTTTAGTGTTTCAGGGTTTGATGCATCAAGCGGCTGGTCAGGTGTCACGCCGAGTTGCGCACATACTGCCTGAATGTATGCGTCGGTGTTGTTATTGTCAGACGGCGGCGCCCAGCGGTTAATGATGTCGTTGACAGTATCAATACCCTGACGCTGGTATGAAAGCAGGTTGCGACCAAGCGCACGAATGCCGTGCTCTGGCGTTTCGAACTTGGCAAAGCGACCATCATCGCCGGTCTGGCCTACCCACGGATTGGTTTTGCTGTACTCGAGGTTGCCGGGGTTGTTGTTGCGAATGCCACGGGCGTCGCCTTTCTCACCTTTTGCATAATACTTATCCTGCTGTTCGTGCAGTTTCTCAGCATAGGATGTCGCATCCTCAGGGTTGTCGAATATACCAAGGTGTTTACCAGTTTTTTCATATAGCGCAATGGCTTCATCATCAGAAAGCAATTTACCGTCGTCGCTGACGGTAGGAATTAGAACTTCACCGGCATCAGTTCCTATGGAAATGGTTCTTACGGTGCTAATCGTTCCATCTTCGTTTTTTACAGATGGTCGATTAAACAGATTGATATTGCCCTGTGTCACCATTCCTTTTGTAGATTTTGGATCTCCACCATAAGGATTAACTGTTGCCAGCTTTGAACCAGCAACTGTATCGCTCAGCTCGCCATTGCTCTGGATAAACTCGATAGAGTTGTTAGCCGACCACTGTGACAGTGACGCGTCGGCGACCTTCTCCTTGAACTCGATCTTCTTGGCCTGAATCTGCTCAGTGCTCCAGCCATGAGCAGCGCCGTAATCTTCAATCTGCTGGAAAGTCTGCTGGTTGTAGAGCACATAGTTAGCATTATCACTGTAGGCGGCAGCAGCCAGTTTCCCGTTGTTCGCCAGAATCGCCTGGAACTGCCCTTCTTCATAGGCATTAAGTTGGCTTATCTCATGTCGTCCAGCCTGGGTAGTGAACTGAATGCGCTGCTGCTGCGCCTGCTGCATAAAACCAGCCCGGGCACCTTCCGGCAGTGTCATCGCGATCTGCTCTGCCTGAGCATCGAACTGTTGGGTGTACTCCTGACCTTTGCCGAGCGCATTTTTACCCTGGAGATTCAGCAGCCCGGTATCCGGGTTAGTCAGCAGATCACTGGAAATCTGGCTGAGTTGCAATGAGGCATCCTGAGCCTGAGCAACATCTGCGCGCTGCTTTGCCTGTGCAAAAACATCGACATATTTATCCGCAACCCCACCTAAAACATCGCCCATCTGTGGAGTATTAAATGTTTGTAGACCTGGAGACTGAAACCCGCGACTTTCAACCTGACGACCAGTGACTGTTGGTACTGTTGGCATTTCGGTATCTCCTTATCGACCGGTTGGTGTGCCTATTGCGGCAGATATAGGGGCCGCTTTGCTTTGAGTGAATGGTGACCACGTTCCGCCGCCCATCTGGTAAGCGCCGTATGCCTGAAGTGGAGCAGTCAGCAGTGTAGTAAATGCCCCCATATTCCCCTGCTTACGCGAAGCGCTGGCCTGGGCTTTGTAGTTTGCGGCCTGGACTTCATAGCTATATGCTTCACGCTGAGCGTTATTAACCGTAGTCAGCGCATCCAGTGCGCCAAACTGAGCCGTATCACCAAAGATATCCAGCGCGCCACCAGTGGAGAGATCTGCACCTGTAGCCCCCATGGTCGCCGCCTGAGTGCCGGCTGCCTGACGATTACGGCGACGAACCTCATCAGCCTGAGCATTCCCACGGTTGATAGAATCCTGTGCCTGAGCCGTCGCCACCTCTGCATTTTGCTCGGCAACAGCAGACGAATACTTACCTTGCTGGTACTGGTTGTATGCTGAAACGCCACTTAAAGCGACACTGGCGCCAGCGAGAGCGATAGCCGGGCTGCACATTATTTTCTCTCCATGTGGAAACGGTGAAACGGTAGGTTGTTAATGCCGTATGGCTGAGGCTCGTCGATGGTGAATCCCAGCCAGTGAAGCCAGATGCGCGCAGTGTGGTTACGTGCATCAACATAATTTTCAAGATACGGATAAACGGTCAGCATTGCATTGACCACTTTTCCGCAGCGACGAAGGAATGTTCGCTGGTATTTCTCCAGCGCGTCAGTGCCCACCAGCCATGGGATGCCACTGCCGCCGATCATCGATGCTGGCGCTACGCCAAAGACAGTCACCACTTCACCATTAACAAGTCCGGCGCAGCAGAATGTTGACGTGCGCAGACCGGTTTCCAGAACACGGCGCGGACTCCATCCATTGGTTGCCATAAACTCATCGATATCAGCCTGGCGGACCATCGGAATAATGGATTCGATGTGCGCTGCGGTAGCGGGTACGATCTGAGCGTTAATCATTACTTGCCACCAACAGTAAGACGAGGGATGACAGCCAGAACAGACAGCGGGAGAGGATCTTGCTGACGAACCTTAACGCGTCCGTTTTTATCCCAGTTACTGTCCAGGTTGACTTCTATTTTCCCTGTAGCGTCCTTAACAGGATCATCATAAAACTCGTCATCACGCTGCGGATATTCATACCAGGTTCCGCCCGGAGTGGTTGCCCATATGCCTCTGCTTGCATTTACCACCATCGTTACAGTAGGAATGACCTGCTTTTTATCCAGCAGCGTTTCCTGCCCGTTGATATTGATGTCCAGCGTTTCGAATTCAGCGGTAATAGGAAGGCCGATGTGCACTACTGCGCCTGGTGATTCCAGCGTGACGGAGCCACCAGTTACAGTTTTTTGCGGCTCAACGCTGGCGTCTGACAGGATGTTTACCGTCTGACCTTCGAGGTGCGACAGTCCCCCGAACGTCTGGCGCGCCATCTGCCAGTTAGTTGTGGCCACATTGCGAAGCACCGTCGTAACGTTACGGTTGAAGCGCACGACAACCGCGGTGTTGCTTGTTACTGAGATGATATCTCCGCGAAGCTCTTTCGCTACCACTTCTCCAGTATCTGGATCCGTCTCTGAGTACGGGAACTGGATCTGAGCACCGACATCGGTATTAACGAAATACGCTCCACCACTCACAGTAACCGGATAATCAACCTGATAGCTCCAGTCTCCGGTGCCGCCGCTGATAGTCATAGTGCGGGATGATGTGTTGCGCCCGTCGTAGCTCAGACCACAGTCGACAAAGAACGCATCTTCATCATTGGTAAACAGCCGACTGGAAAGACGCTCAATGTAACGTACAGTCTGCCCATTGATATTTCGGTTAACCACGAAATAAACAGCATCCTCGCTGCCTTCACTGATAGAGCAGGTGCTTTCGTACTTACCGGCGCTTGATTGTGGCGCCCATGCAAAAACCTGCTGGTCGCGCAGATAGGTCAACACCAGCAATTTACCGTCATCACGAATGCAGAACGCGCTGCTGTACGGCACGATGCAGAAGGACCAGTCAACAATGCTGTGTTTCTGGAAAAGGTGGTTTGCCAGTATCGTCAGGTCCGTACCCTGGTACCCGTCAACATCGAAGGAATACGCCAGATCTCGCACAACGCTGCCTTTCTCCTGGATGAACAACGCAATGTTAGCCACTGCGATAGGTGGTACGTTACTGGATCCGTTATTTCCCTGAGAGCTGAACGAGAACGCTGACGGCGTGAGAACCTTATTCTGGTCCCCGGATATCGTATATTCCCCGCCAGAAGTCAGCGCAACCAGATTACCAACGTCAATCAGGTGACGGATCTCATTCACCTGCCGCCCGGCGTAAGTGTAGATAATCCGATCGTCGTCCTGAATAGGGTTGTTCTTGCCAAAGTCTTTATAGTCACCGGTCCGGCTCGCCCAGATGGTTTGCGGGTACGCGGTAGACGCGGCGAAATAGAGGCGCTGCTGATAGTAAACAACGGTACTTGGGTATCCGTTAACGCTGTTCCACGCGTATTTCGCCCACTTATAGCTGGAGTTAGAGGATCCAACAACCTGAGACGGAATGAATGAAACCACATCGGCAGTTGCGGTCAGGCCGTCGCCAGCCACCGCTGAAATTCTGGCAATGCCGAAACCGCTGTGCAGGTACTCCCACTGGATCCCGGTATCATCTGAACCGGTACCGCCCCATCCATCCCACGACATTCCCTCGGTATGCGAAGGGCGAAGTGTTCCGGTCTTACCAGCAGTATTGGCGCGATAGTAGTTGCTGTCTGCACGACGAACATCATTGATTGCTGTGGTCTTGCTGGTTTCCCATACCGGTACGGAATCAATAGCAGGCTGCTCGAGATAGAACAGTTTTCCGACCTGCTCAGCACCGAAGATGGCAGTACTTGCCGTCAAAGTAATGGTTCCGGTGCTGGCGCTTGCGTAGACCTTCACTGTCTCGTCAACGTTGATATCTTCGAACGGTCCGTTTTTTGTGGTTATATCGACGATCTGCCAGTTATCGTGTGCATAGCGTCGTAGCTCTTTTGGCGGGTATGCTGGGTGAACAAGCGTAAGCACGTCGGCGCTCTGCGTGAATTTAATGCGGAAAAGGTCGGTATCAGCATACGGCATCGCCAGCTCATAAATCACATTGCTGGTCGTCAGAACATAAGCTCCGTCTTTAATGACGCGCATATAGTTATGACCGAACTCAAGCGCGTAGGTCTGGACGGTCGAGAACTGAAACGGGATTAACCGGCACTTGCGATCTGAATATTTAGCTGGGCCAACGAAGCGCGTACCGGGTCGGTTCTCGACACCACCATACTGACGAACAATGAAGTTATCACACTTGCGAAGCGCCACCTGATACTTTGACATATCAATGCGTCCGTACAGTGACGGACCAATTTCACCACCGGCAAAGCTCGGTTGAATCCAGCTAAAAGCCATTATGACAACCTCGCTGCTGTGAACTCATCTACCGGCGGTTGTGGCTCCTGTGATTCGTTCTGGCTATGTGAGCCAGCACTCAGGATCACGCGGTTGTACATCGTCAGTGCGTTGTTACCGAGATCTGCGCTACCGGTCAGCGCCATATTGATGGCAGCAGCAAGACGCCAGGAAAGCGCCTCCATGAAAATGGCGTCATACATATTTACGTCAGTAACCCGCGCCACGTATTTCAACCACGCTTTCGGCTGATCGGTGTAAATGAGCTTACCTGTCAGATCCTCATTTGAACCGACAACATATTCAATGCGCTGCGCAGCCGTAGGATTGCGTATGCCTGTTGGCATGATCTCGGTTATGCGAACACAATCAGATGGGTACTGGTAAGCGTATTGCCAGTCAGGAGGCGGATTATTGGTATCAGCCAGCGCCACGCGCTTGGTAGCAAAGTTCCAGTCAAAGTCAGCCAAAGCAGCATCGCGGCAAGCATCAAAATGCAGAGAGCACTGTCCGGCCTCTTTACTGGCTTCATTCAGACTGTTAATGCTGCGGCTGTTGCCGATATTGCTCAGCGCGCGGTTGCAGATCTCGATAACGGATGCCATTAATCATCCTCCCCGCCGTAGAGAGTTTGCGCTGCTGACTTCGGTTGCTCACCTGATACTGGGCTGAGTGCCATATCAGTGATCTGCAGACTGGCGTTATGCTGCATTCCATCTTCAGTTTCTCGGGTAGAAGTTGAGCGAATGGTTGCCTTTGCGGTGATCATCACTTCAGTACCAGCGGAATGAGGCGTTGCCTTTAGCTTGGCGAGCGTCTCGTTGTTCAACTCAATGCAAAGACCCCACGGATAATCATCACGAGTCTGGGTTTTACCATCCTCATCCTGATAGGTGTCGGTGCCGGTTTTGAGGTTTACCAGATCCATAACGGACTCCTGCAAGAAGGGGGCCGAAGCCCCCTGTTTGATTAGCGAGGCTTAGACGCCCAGTTCTTTACGCTTTTCGGCGATCTCTTTTGCCAGCGTTTCAGCCGTTTTATTACCCGGCTTCTTGCCTAGCAAATCCTCATACTGCTGTCGAAGAAGAGTAAGGTCTTCGCTTACCGCACCTGTGCCATCAGATTTCAATTCTTCCACTACCGGCTGAACAGCAACGGAAACTGGAGCATTGACAACTGAAACCGCCAATTTCCCTTTACGCTTTTCGGCGATCTCTTTTGCCAATTTCGCCGCATCGTTCAGCGGCTCCAGCGCCGTACCTGGTTCACCGTCATACTCAACTTCAGAACCTTCAGGCCAGAGGTTGTTATGAATGTGGGATAAACGCAGGACGCGGTATTTTGCTTTTTCACCTGACATCACTATCCCCTTAGCCAGTCACTTTTGAACGAATCGGGTAGTAAGGGCTGTTGTTATCAACATCCAGGTTAATTCCCGAGGTAAACGCGCCTGCCGTCAACGGACCGGTACCAACTGAATAGTTCACGCGCAGATAACGCTGAACACCAGCCGGAACCTTCGCAGAGAATAGACGCTTGCCAGCAGTCAGCGCAGCCAGTGCCAGCGCACCGCTGTCGTAGATAGTTGTCCAGGTGGAGTTGTCCGGGCTGGTCTGTAGCTGAACGTTCAGAGTCGCGGCACCGGCAGCGGTCGCTGTGGTGTCAACGGTTGCCCAGAACTCCAGCGGATAACCCACACCGATATCGCGGCGGGTGCCGTCGATAGGTCCAAGGTCAATCACATCCGTAGAAGCAGCAGAAGCTGTAACCGCCTGCTTCTCGGAGAACATCAACAGTTTGTCGAGGATCATTTTCTTTCTCCATTCATGGGCCGGTTAAGGCCCATTAGTTAATGACAGGCGTTAAACAACGCGCGCTTCTGTTTCCAGAATTGCGTCAGTTTCACGGATCGGAACTCCACGGAGTGCAGTCCACCATTCGCCTTCAGTCTCTTTAACACTGATTGCAAGCGATGACTTTTCAAGAGATTGAAGATCAAGGGCTTCGTTAACGCTTCGGTTCATGTAGAAGACCGGCTTGCCCATGCCACGATTTGGGATACGATGCAGAGCACGAATCATCAATTTTGCGATGTTCGCTGCCGTAGCAGGATCTGACAGATTGCTCACATCGATATTTGCGACGCGAACAACGTAACGCCAGTCACGAAGAGTCAGGCCGTTATCCCACTTATAGTGGGTACGGTAGCCTTGGTATTTTCCGCCATCAGGATCAGTCAGTGTTTGCTCGCCGAGGTCCTGATGCTGAAGTCCTGCTTTTTGGCCTTTAGGGAACGTGCCATGAACAGTGTTCTCACCCCAGACAACCAGCCAGATAGAGGTATTGTCTGTTCCAGTACCACCACCATCGATGATGTTCTGCGCGTTTCCAGCAGACAGGCTTGAGTAACGGGATGACAGGCCCATGAACTGCTGAGGGTTAACGCTGGTATCACCATAGAACAATGTCTGAGCCATCTGCTGGTTCATTGCTTCGATGAATGCGCGGTCTTCAGACAGGCGGAACTCAGCAGTGTTACCGTTCAAATCAGCCAAAGATTTATCAACTTCAGAGTAGGTTTCCAGCATCCCACAGGAGTCTGTTACCTGCACAGTAGTCGACTTGCTTTGCTTCACACCGTAGTTGAGCAGACGCCACGTAGCTGAAGGTAAGCCTGTACGTACAGTTGTACGGTGCCCAGTCGGAAGGTTTCCTTCAACAAAAGGCATATCCTGAAGGATCGGGTTTGTCTGGGAAAGCAGTTCGATAATTTTATCGACTTTCCCGTTTGGGTCGATGCGCTTACCCCAGTCTGCCAGCGTCAGCGCAGTTAAGCCTTTAACAGCCATGGTTATTTCCTCTCTTATTTGCCATAGAGCACTTCGGCAGCACTACGCTGACCGCTTTCTTTCCCGGTTACCATGCCGTCTTCAGACATGGCCTTGCCGACTTTAACAAATGCTTTAACCAGCTCCGGGTGGTTACCCAGACCAGTGCCTTCCAGATATTCTTTCAGTTCAGGCGTACCGAACTGAGCAAGAGCACGCTGTGCAGCGCTCAGGTTGCTGGTGAGCTTATCGCCGCCGATCTCCTTGTCTGCTTTAACGTCAGCAGCCCACTGCTCGGTGGTTTTCTGCCAGGCTTCAACCTGCTGCTGCTGGACCATTGGCATGATCTTGGTGCCGTACAGGTCGACCATCTTCTGCGCCTGCTCATTGGTCAGGTTCAGTTCACGGGCGATAGGTTCGAACTGTTCCAGGGCAGCGGTATCAAGCTCCTGTCCTTCGGCTGGTTTGAACTCGTATTTCTCCGGCGCTCCTTCTGGCTTCTGCTCTTTGTCATCAGGCTTTTCCTCTTCTGGCTTATCACCATCAGCAGGTTTTTCTTCCTGAGGTTTGTCACCTTCAGCGCCTAGCTGTGGCTTATCGCCTTCTGGTTTAGCCGGATCGCCAGCAGGTGCCGGAGTATCAGCAGCAGGTGCGGATGGCTCAGACGGTGCCGGTGCAGCGCCACCATCAGCAGGTTGCTCATTGCAAAGATGGCGATGCAGCAAACGTTCAAATAAATTCATGGTTACTCCTGTTCACTGGCCTCTGCGGCCATCTTCAGATACTGATCGGGGCAGTGCGTCATGACGCGCTGAAACAGAACCAGAGCCAGGTTGCGCTGCCCTTCGTTGAATGCTGTGATTTGCGGATCTACGTTGAAGCAAGCTCCAAACACCTGACCTTTCTCAAGCAGTGACCAGATCACGCGGCGGCCCTGCTCGCTGCCCATAACGAACTGGATGTCGTCGATATCACGCTGCGCCAGGAGTTGCTGTTTGGCGTCAATTTCTGCTTTGCGGATTTCGTCGTCCATATCAGTCATTGCTGCGGCGCTCCTGCTGCATTAGCGATAGCGGTTAATGCGCTCGGGTCAGTGGTCTGCGTTTCGCTGAGAGTCTTGGCCCCCTGCGCTGCGGCCTGCCCCATTGCCATTGCCTGTGCGGCTTGTGCCTGTTTGGCGCGCTCTTCACGAATTCCCTGCACCTGCTCCTGAGGAACGATGACAGTTGGCGATACACCGGACATTTCGGAGAACGCGTCGATAGCCTCATCAACATCGAGCTTGTCGAGTGCTTCAGGTTTGAACTGTGCGAGTTGACCGATGAAACCAACAGTCTGCGACAGGCTGGTAAGGCCGATAGATTTCTGCGCCTGTGCCATCACGGAGATGTATTCGATACGCAGCGGCATACCCTGCATAACGTCCGGCGGTGGCGGAAGCATGTTCTTGCGCACCATGATGGAGAACACGCGGTCGATAAGAGGGTTTAGCGCTTCGTCGTTCAGTCGCTCCAGCACCGGGCCAAGCATCAGCAGTTTCTCTTCCTTCATTTCGATCACTGCTTCCACCGACATAGATCGGGTGTTGATGTTTTGCAGCATCATGAAGAGGTCGACGAAGTAGGCGCTGTTGATGGTCTGGCGGGTATCCTGAATGTCAGCGAGCAGATCTGCAGTATTCGGGTTTACAAGGTATGCAGGTTTGAAACCGTCCTGACCGCTCAACACGTCTAGGTACGTCACATCACCAGGCAGTAGGGAAACACGCTGTGTTTTTAGCGAGGTAGGTGCAACCATCGGCGGGTTAGTGGCCTTATCGATCAGCTGAGCTTTACGCTTCTGCTCAACCTGAAGCGCTTTAACCTGACCGAGTGCCAGCATGCCAGGGCAGGAAGATGCGTAAACGTCTTCGCCGTTAACTTCCCAGCGCGGCGCCAGGATCGGGAATTCATCGAAGCCGGACTCACGCAGCAGCTTGTCGGAGTCGCCGCCAGTCTCAAAGTACACTGAGCGGAACGGTTTGTTCTTGCTGTCCATCTTCCCGGTGTCGCGGTTAACGTTTGGCGTAATGCAGTGGTTAACCTCGACCCACGTTTCATACGTGCCGTTTTGCCACATCCCCTGCACCGATGAGCTGACATTATCCAGCCCAAACTCCTGCACAAGCTGGCGCACGGTCATGGAGAACTGGCGGAAGGATGTGTCGACGCTGCCGCGCGGGCTGTTCGCCAGATAGTAGCTGCCAATCGGGAAAGGCATTGTGCGGATCACGTCCTGGTCATCTTCGAGTACAGCCATTGCAGCGGTACCGAAAGTACCCAGGCTGGCGTACATGACAGGCAGTGACTGATACAGGTTTGACTTGTTGAACACTTCGTTCATGCGGCGCTGCACGACTTCCAGCCAGACTTTAACTGGACCATAATCCATCATGTCAGGGTCTGGCGTTGCCAGTTTGAACCATGGACGGGCCGGACTGGTGATGCCGGACATCATGCCGCTGGACAGAATGCGCTGAGCCATTGAACCGGTAGGATCAACAATCTTAGTGTTACGACGATCATCACGGTTTACGTCGGACGTCAGAAAGCGGGAACCGCGCGGATTGATAAAATCGCTCAGGTCACGCCAGTGTGACTCGAACGATGTGCGCTCATTCTTCAGCTGTGCGAGCTGCTTCAGCAGACGCTCTTTTTCGGTTTCCGCCATCTCTGCCTACTCCTTTACTGACCGAGCAGCGTTTTACCGCTGGTGTTTGCGGTTGAGGTGTCGCCCTGCGCACCAGTCAGCAGAGTGGAATTGCGTCCAGCTGCTGCACGGCGGCGGCGCTCTTCGTCGTCACGAGAACTGACAACTGCTGCATCCTGCTCCTGTGGCGCGGCCTGTACTTCTGGTGCTGCTGGCACTGATGGCTTGCTGCCGATACACATAGCAATAGCTCCGTACGCAATTAAATTATTACCAATTTAACCACATATGATTTTTTTAGCGTAGGCTATTGACACATATAACATCAGATATTACCTTTTAGGTAATTGATGTAACGCAGTGGGTGTACGGCATATGGCACATGTGCCGCAGCGGTCCGGATGGGTTCACTTGATGCTACTTCCCCAGCCGGGTAGCCGGAATGTGCAAGCCATGCCCTGCATGCACGACAGCGACTCACCATCGTGGCGGTACGGTGTGACACCTCGGAAGAGACGAGGATATCAGCCAATCACGCTAAGCATCTCTGCAGGTGCTTAGCGGGACTGGAAGAGTTACCACTTGGAGACGGTCCCTTTAAATGTCCTGGACAGTGGCGGTTCCGCACCGATAACGGCGGCGACAAGATGATGCAAACGGGAAAGGTCGTTAAAACTCGTTAGGCCGATGAGTTCAAATGGCTATAAAGAACTGACAGCCTGGAAAGACAGGCACACAACAGGTAAGAGCATTTACATCATCGGGGTTGCATATGCGGTACCTGAGTGCTCTTTCCGTTGTGGTGAATGCGCAGGCTGATGCGCGAGTGTAAGACCTGGTGGGTGCTAGATATCGCTGGCTGTAGTCGGTTGAGTAAGCGCGTTGCAAGCCAGCAGTGACCCAATAAACTACCTGTGAAACCTTCGCCCCGGTGAAACTCCGGTGTCAACTAGCAGGTCGCATAGCCAAGCCGGAGATCAGCACCGGCACCACAACCCAATCACGCATCAGGACCGTGATACCCGTAGTTACAGAGCAAGTTTGGCGGTGGCAGTTATTCCCTTTCTGACCACCGCCCTTTTTACAGCAGGACGCCATTGCGATGACTTCATGCTGTAAACCCTGTGACACCCAGCCAAGGACGGCACTTTCCATCATCCATGTTTCGCCCGGTTCGTCCGGGCATTTTTTTAAGGTGAGATTATGAAAACTGTAGATATGTTGGCAAAATATTTATCCGAATGGCCCGATAAATGCATCAGAATTTTTCAGGGAGATGATTGCGTTTTTTATGGATTATTCCCTTTTAGTACAAGTGTAATGAATTTTGAAATACCTCAGGCAATCCCAGGTGAAGCGCTTGCCGGGTTAATGCTGAGTGAAGATGCTGGAACGTGCATCACCTGTCAGGAGTGGGTTGCTGCACGTATGTCTGCAATGGAAAAAGGTAATGTTCCTGATATTTCTCGTGCTTACGTCAATAGAGAAAAAAGTGATGGTGATTACATGCACGAAAACTTATACAACATGAAGTTGCAATGCCTGCATGCGGCGCTCATTCAGAATGGGCAATTCGATAAAACCAATGCCACCAATATTGCGGAAGCCATCAACGCTGGATTTGATGCCATCAAGTAACGCCGTGACATGTCACAATTAGCCCGCCGATGCGCGGGCTTTTTCATGCATAGGGATCGTACTCTGTGAGAGCCTTACCCTGCTGGCTTTGCTGCTGCCCAAAATTGAACTGTTTTTTAGTGACCGGAGCGGCATAAGTCAGCACGTAGGCGTCGGCATTGTTCGGTGACCGGCCAAGCAATTCTTTCACCTCGTCCTTGTCCTGCAAAATCTTCCTGCTGTCCTTCAGCCTGACTTTGTATTCAGGTGCACTCAACTCATCTGCAAGGTCCTGGCTGTCAAGTTGGGCGCCAAGCTTCAGCGCGTCACGGGCTGATTTATACATCTCGCCGCGCTTGTTACCCATTTCAGGATCTGCTGTACCGCTTCCGAACATTATCAGCGTCCAGTTGCGCCCCCAGTTGTCGCCAACGGATTTTAGCCCTGTCCCATAGCCGTAATCGATAAACACAGCATCAGCCTGGTACTGATCCTCAAAGTCGGCGATCACTTTCGCAAACAGCACATCGTCAGTGGTACGCTGCCACTCCCCTAGTTTCTTGCAGTGCAGGCCTTGCCGCAGGTAGATAACTGCGGGGTCTTTCCCCTGGTGAGACGGGTCAACGCCAAGAACTACAGCAGCGTGCTGGACCTGTGCCGGAGTAATAACCCTGCCGACAGCTGGTTGCGTCAGGCCGGATGGAATGAACTGGTTTTCAGAAGCGTCAGGGAAGATCCCGCGAACACGGACCTTCACGAAATCGCTGTCCTCGCCGTAGTCGTCCACCCATTTTTGCAGTTGCTCCTTGTTGGTTCCTTCCACGGTGCGGCTGTCAATCTGAGCGCACTTCCAGCGGTGTTTGTACTTGCGGAAGCATTCACGGAAACGCCCGGTGTTACGCGTCGGGTTCCCGAACGCTACCCATATAATTTCTGTGTCTTCGTCCGTCAGCGCCCCCTCGGCAACTTCCCACACCAGATCGGCAATGTTCGATGCTTCGTCGAATACCACGATGATGCGCTTACGCTCGTTGTGCAGCCCGGCGAACGCTTCGGTGTTGTGTTCAGACCATGGGATTGCGTCAGCGCGCCAGCGCTTGTCATGACCGGGATCGTTGCTGTACATCGCCGTGGCGGTGCAGGTGAACCACTCTTTCGTAATAGCCAGGTTCGACCATTTGATGATTTCCGGCCATGTTTTGGTGCGCAGCTGGTTGTCGGTGTTGGCGGTCACCACCACCTTGCAGTCTTCACAAGTAGACATGCCCCAGTTAATCAGCATCGAGATGAAAGCGGATTTACCGATACCGTGGCCGGATGCACGGGCCAGCATCAGCGGCTGGTGACGTGTTGCCGGATTCTGGAGGTGATCGCGTATTTCTCGGAATGCGTCTGCCTGCCATTTTCGCGGGCCGGTAGCATGCGCCAGTTCTGTGCCATCCTCGCCCCACGGAAACGCATACAGCGAATAGCCCAGCGGGTCATACGTGAACCCAGCGATATCCTCGACGAGCTGCTCTTCCGGCGACATGGCTGCGGCTGTCATTCTTCACCACCTGCCTGCTCTTTAACGCGAAGGCGGGCTTTCGCCATGCGGTCGGCAATCGTGACAGTACCGGAAACCTCCAGACGCTCTTTGAACGCGTTGACGTCGACGTGCTTACCGATAAGCTCCAGGTTCTTCACCTTGTCAGGCCATTTTATTTTTTTTAGGATTGTCTCTATCGAGGTCTCATTCATGTTCATGATGGTCGATGACAGGTCGAAACCGCTCAGCGTGGTGCGCCATATCTTCGGCCACTCGCGGATCGGCTTCAGGGTACCGTCATCATTCAGAATGTCGATCACGTCCATCTGATCAATTTCAACCAGCCTGAGCAGTACGTAATCAGCACTGACGCGCAGGCGCTTGTTACGTTCCTCCATCAGTTCGGCGATCCGTTTCTGGATACGCTCATCACGCATCATGACACTGGCTTTGACTGCTGCCGTGTTTGGCGAAAATCCTGCGTTAATCGCTGCCTGCGTCTGATTCTCAGGGCATTTTGTATATTCCTGCGCGTAAGCCTCCTGCATCGCTGTCAGTGGCTTGTACTGCGTTGATTTGCGTTTTGGTGCTTTTGGTTCTGCGGGCATTGTTACCACCGAAGTAATAATTACCGTTTTGGTAATAGTAACACGCAAAACAAAGCCGCCATAGTCGGCGGCCATTGCAATTTATTGTCGATATCGTGACATGTCACACCGACAACTTAGTCTCATGCCATCCACGCGTCACCCAGCATTGCGAATCACCATCGCACGGACACGACTTAACCGGCAACTCATCGCCGCACTTACCACAGCGGTTAGCGCTGATTGACCTGATGCGGCCACGAACGCGAGCATCGTCCTGGCGAATAAGCAACGCGATGTACTCTGACATTTCATACGGCGCACGACCAGGGCGACGGGCGGCGCAGTTATGCGCCAGCATCTCCAGTTCCTGCTCGTCGAGCACCAGCTCAAATTTTCTGTTACCGGATTCTGACTGGCGGGCCCGCTGCGCTGCTTTGCGTTCTGCTGGGGATTTAGCCATTAGTCGCCATCCTCTTCTGGCTCCTTCAGTGCATCACGGAAGGCCACCGCGACAACCTTACCGCCAAACGCCTCCATATGAGCATGCACAGGAGGTTCTTTACCGTCTTCAAACTCAATGACGAAAGTTAGCTTAGACATTCTTCACCTCCTGCTGCGGTGCTGCTGCCCGCTCATCCGCCATAGCCTCATCGATTTGCTCGCGTAATTTTGTCGCGTGATAATCGTCCTCTTCATCCGTGATGGTCTGCGACCAGAAAAGGCTATGGCTTCCGTAAACCATCGGCTCGCGAACATTAACCGTTTTCGATACCAGCCAGTCCATGCGCCTTACGTCATCCGGAGTTACCGGAGAGTTGCCAGCCTCCAGTCGCTTATTGAGCTCAAGCGCCACCATAGCGATGGTCGATGTTGTCAGTGAATGCATGTGCGGATTGCTTGCCACGGCCTCTAGCCACACGACATCGTTGAATCGGTCGAAGTCGAAATCATCAGGCAACTTGTAAGCCATCATTACATGTTCGGCACCCTGAAGCATGGCGTCGCGGCAGGCGTTCCAGCCGACAGCTTTTCCGTGTTCAAACGAGCTGTCAAAGTCATCATCCATTTCCATCGCAGCGGGCACAGATACCGGCGCTGGCGGCGCGGTGCGATACAGAAGCACATCACCCATCTCTGTTCTTGATGCTGGCCATACATCGGCATCGGAGCCAGATTTGAGATAATCAAGATTGGACTGGTCGATGACGCACACAGGCTCCGCTTCGAGCGATGCCAGCGCAATACGCGCCAGCTCTGCAATTTCTTCGCCGAGAATAGCCCCGACATTTTCACGTCTGGATAATTCCGTCAGTCTCTCTTTGGTAATTGTGCTCATGATGCCTCTCCTTTACCGGCTGCGGCGGCGCGGTCGATAATCTTTACAAACTCAGCAGCGCCAACATCACCGAGACCTGCATATTCGCTGATGAACTTTCGCGCTGACTCAATGATTCCACTCTGGTCAGCAATCCGCTTCTCTGCGGCTTCAGCGCGGTCAGTTGCGGAAATCATTGTCTCCTCAACGTCCTTAATCCACTTCTCCTGCTTCGCGATGATGCCTGCCTGCTCAGCGTTGCGCTTCTCTGATGCTTGCCCTAACGCATTAAGAAGCGTTCTTATCTCCTGCTGCTGAGTGGCTATGGTTGAGTCTTTGGCTTTCAGCTCATCCAGCAGCGCCAGCACGGCAGTGGGGTTTGCTGCGGCGATGAATGCCGCATCACGCGCTTCGTTTTCACTGAATACCATAGCTATTTGCTCATGGTTCACGCCGTCAGTGGAGTAAATCTCATCGTCGAATTCAACGGCCCACTGACCTTTCGTAGCCTTCTCAGCCGCTTCACGTAATGCGCGTTTGTCGATGCTGCTCATTGGGCGGCTCCTTCTGCTCGTTGATTCCACTCTGCTCTAACCTCTGAATAAAAAATCGGGCAGTCATTGCCTGGCCCGGCATATTTGCTACCGGATTGAGCGCGGCACGAACCGCAGCGAACGAAATAGAATCGACCGCCAGAGCCATATTCTGGATGGTCTGCTTCACTGGCTACGCGCGCTACGCCACCACAGAAAGGACATGGGAGGAGATTGCTCATGACTGCACTCCTTTGCGAAGCTGGGCGGCGAACTCATCAGCATTATTTGCTTCATGCAGAAGCGTGCGGACACGGATAGTGTCGCCATGACATTCACGAATCTTTGATGCCGAGTGTCGGAAACTATCAGCGTATTCCTGCACGCCATCGGCTTTCGCCTGCGCCCGCACTACAGCCAGGAAAGCGTCGGTTGCTGGGGTTTCAACGCGGAAGAAAACCGGATCGTCGTCTTCAAAGTTACCAGGGTCATCGACCAGTGTTTCGTGCTCATCGGCAGAGTAAACTTCCTGACGAAGCAGAGAATGTTTCAACGCCAATTCCTGGATTTCCGCACCATCAGCGGAGCCACCTTGCCAGGCGATAGAGAGCAACGCATCGACGAACGCAGACATCCCCGCATTCTCCGCAGCCAGCTTCTCAACCTGCATCTGCAGATTCTCGATAGTCGCATCAGCAGCACGGAACTCGCGCTGAGACTCTGCAAGCTTCTGCTCAAGTTCGGCAAACTTATCAGCCACTGATTTAGGGCCATCCTCACCGCATGCCTGCATCATGGCTATTTCCCAGACCCGTTCATTAGCCAGCGCGGCATCACAGAGACGTCGCGATCTGTTCAGTTGCTCTTCCAATTCTTCATAACTCGGTTTCATCTTTACCCCCGCTTACCCGTATAAGTTATTGATTACGTTGATATCAAAAAGGATCGTTATTTGATGCTGATCCCGTGCCTGGCGATTAACAGCGCATCCGCGATGGCCTGGCCTTTTGCTTTTGCATCCAGCGCCCTGAGTTCCGGGTAGAGCTGAATTGCTCTGCTGCGTGCCGCGTCCTTGTCACTTCCGATGAGACCGGCTGACTTCTTCCAGGCCTGCGGAGTTACCAGCGTGTACGGAATGTTGAGACCCTGCAGGATCCCCTCCGCTACGCCAGCTGCGTGCCCGAACGTGAACATGCTCGCCGTTCCCTGCCCAGGCATTGCTCCTACCTGCTCGAGGTACGCGTGCGTAATTCCGTACTTACGCAGCCATGCAGCCACCGCTGCGCCGTTGACTCTGGACTTGGTCCCAACCTTGATGGTCGGCATTGCCAGATGGTCGATGTATCCGCCCTGATCAGTTATCAGGACCAGAGATCCGCTGCATCCTGGGTCAATCCCTAATACTGCCGCCATGATTTACCCCTCAGGTAATTTAAAACCACAAATGAGTTAATTTCAATAGTAGTGCGCACATTTTATTACCCTTTTGGTAATTCACTGGATGTAAAAAAATGCGCTACTGCGCCGTTGCAAATAATCACTTCTACGAGCTGTCACCCCTGATGTGGATGATATGCCTGGCCAGTTTCTGCTGCCACTGGTACTGGTTTAACTGGACATCTTCGTACTTCCAGAAGTCGATAAACGCCTTCAGCTCTGTTTTCTTCACGTCACTATGCACCGGAGTTCCCCAGTCTCGAGACTGTTCAGTGAAATCGGGATCCGGCTTCCATTCATCCGACATCGCAAATTGTTCCTCCGAAAAGTTATCCACAGGATTTTTCGCGCGCGCGTTATGAGTGGGGTTTATATGGGGTTTAATATCTTCTCTTCTCTTCTCTTCTCTGGTCCGCTTTTTGTCCGCTTCTGATGCGGACGCTTTGCGGACATTTCTCTTCCTGTCGGCGTCCTGTGCTCGACGCTTGGCAGACTGCCCGTTATGGGCTTCAAAGCGCGGCATTACTAGGCTTTCGCCTTCTTCTTCCAGCCATCCGACAGCCATCATTGCACGCGCAAATCCGGGGAAGCCGATCAGGTCGTCGAGAGTCTCCGCACTGTATCCGTCAAGAAAACCGTCAACAGAGTGGACATCGAAAAGACACCATGCGGAATGTAGTCCGCCAACTATCCGCAATCTGTCCGCTTTCAATGCGGACGCCATGCGGACAACTTTAGGGTGCGTGTGCAGGTCAGCACGCATTTTGATCCAGTCACCGGCCATAGCTAACCCCCATATAAGCCCGGATGAATTCAGCCGCAGCCTGTGCGTTTATGGCATTTCCGTAACCCTTAAGTCTGCCTGTGCGGTTGCGGCCTGCCATTGCTCGTAATGAGGACTTGCCGTGTCCCAGGCTTTTGGCAAACCTTGCAACCAGCGGGAATGTGCCGGATTCAACTGGACGCCATTGCCCATCTCGACAAAAGAGCCAGTCCGCATCTCGCCAAAAACCGTTAACCTCAAGGGGCCTGCTGTGTAAGCCTGCCTCGGCAACTGATCCAGTCGTTCTTTCCCATCCCGCTGCGCTGTCATTCCTGATGTGTCTTTCCAGTCGCGAGTTGTTGGCGTAACCCATCCCGCCAACGCCGCTGCCCACCCGATTTTGTTCGGAGTTGCTCGACCATCCCCGCTCATTTGCACGGTCGTCGCGTTGGTGATATTGCTCACCTGCGGAGTTGGCCAGCCCGACAGCCGCGCCGCTCCGGAGACATGTTGCAAGCCCCGCTTCGTTTCTGGCTGCGGGTTCGTATTCGCTACTGGCGTGGGCCACCCAGTAAGCTCGCTCTCTAATGTGCGGCGCACCGATGCCCGCTGACGTAAACGGCACAAGCCCGAAGGCGTATCCCATTCCTTCCAGGTCTGCTTGTACAAGGTCGAACCAAGCATTTGCGTTACCTGCTGCAACCTGTTCGCCAAAGACATGCTGAGGTCTGCACTCGCTGATGAGGTGGAAGAAAGCAGGCCATAGGTGCCGCTCGTCAGCAAACCCATCTCCTTTGCCTGCCGCGCTGAAAGGCTGGCACGGGCAGGAGCCTGTCCACACTGGTTTATCGTCTGGCCATCCGGCGAGGCGGAGGGAATGGGACCAGACGCCAATCCCGGCGAAGAAGTGGCACTGTGTGAATCCTCGCAGGTCGTCAGGTGTGACATCTTCAATACTCCTTTCATCAACTTCTCCCGGGGCGATATGACCGGCAGCGATTAGGTTACGCAGCCATTGAGCTGCAAATGAATCAATTTCGTTGTAGTAGGCTGCTGGGATCATGCTGCCTCTCTTGCCATTCTGGCTGCCTTCATTTTTTCGGAACGAAGCTTTGCCTGTCGGCGTGCCCGTTCGTTATTGCACTGCACACACTCCCCGCTCAGGGTGTAACGCTCGCTATCATGACCGTGGATGCATTGCTTCCCGGTGTAGAAGCGAGTAAGGCCCAAATCGAGAGCCTCACGCTGGGTGATTCGCTTCATCGGATTACCTCTTTGTTATTTATCTTTGGTAATTTTGCACTAAGGCGAAAAAAGATCAACCATATATGGTTTTTATTACCTGAAAGGTGTTTTATGCAGGAAGGAGCCGCCAGGAGATGACGGCATTGATGTGTTCGGAGGGATTATCGGTCGTAGAAGAAGAGCACTAATTCAGGTTTTGACTTTGTCCATTCGCGGGAACGACATGCTTTAAACAGTCCGTCCATCAGTCGCTTACCAGGCATCTTGCGGCGCCCAGTCAGGTGAGTCTGGATGTAATGACTGGTGGTTCCGGCTTCATCTGCAAATGCTTCACGCTCATCAGGAGACAGTCCCAGCCAGTGCTTTTTGAAATCAAATTTTTTTTCGTCACTCATATTTTGCTTATCTCAGCCTGTCTATTCATATCTGAATTATTACCTTTCTGGTGAAAAAATCAATGATTATTACCGTTATGGTAACTTTACCTTTATGGTAATATTCATTTAAATTTAGTCAGTTAGGTAACATTAAATGGACAAATACAATAGCTATGAAAAGTATTTATGACATAAGACGCAAAAACCTTAACGAAATCATTCGCCGGGATTTCGATGATACCCAGCTGCGCTTTGCAGAACGGGTGAAGCGTTCGCAGAACCTGGTCAACCGGTGGTGCACTGGCATCAAAAACATCGGGCCGAATGCCGCGCGTATCATTGAAGAAGCGGCGCGCAAAGAAAAGTTCTGGCTTGATGTTGATCACGAACTGGACGCAGTACAGGCTGATATCTTTATTCCGGCCACTGATGATGGCGAATGGACTGTAGAGAAACAGGCTGCAGCCACGCTCAATGCCTGGATGAGAAAGAACACCGAGATGACATCCGAAAAGAAAGTTGCTGTAGCAGCTGGTATTGGCCCGGCCACAGTTAACCGGATTATGAAAGCGGAAGTCAGCACAACCATCGGCGTTCTTTCCTCCCTGGCGCGCGCGTTCGGGCATGAAGCATACGAGATGATTATTCCCGTCGGCGCTCCTGGTGTTATCGACTACGACCACCGGATGTATGCAGCTCTGCCGCAGGAAGAGAAAAACAAGATCACCTCATTCATCAACTTCGTGTTTGAGCAGAACAAAAGCAAGTAAACCCCCGCCATTCTGACGCTTTACCTGCCCGATGGCGGTAAGCTCGCGCCTCAATTAATTACCAAAATGGTAATTTTTTCTCGTCATACCTATTGACACAATCACTTTTTGATCTGATTATTACCCAAAAGGTAATACATGAGCGCATCGCTCAGGCAGAAACCACCACTTCGTGGCTTTCCTGCATCTTCAGGTATTACCAAAATGGTAATAGAGAGGTTCATATGCAGTGGAAAGTCATTAACGGTTGGTACTGCGTTACAGCTTGCGGGCTGATGAGCTGGAAGTTCCGCACGCTGGGTGAAGCAATGAACTGGGTATTCGTCAGCAAGCTGGCGGTAAAAACGGAAATGGATATGGGGGTGAGCAAGTGAGCGAATCAAAAGAACTGGTGCTGATACAACTTCCGGCACCTGCAGATCTGGAAGCGGCATTCATCAGTGATGAGTACATCTCAAACCTGATTTCTGATATTCGCCAGAAAGCATTATCGGTAGTTGGTGACGTCAATACGGTTAAGGGACGCGGCGTTTATATCAGCATGGCATCTACCGTGCGTCGTACTAAAACAGTCATCGACGACGCTGGAAAAAATCTGGTTGCTGAAATGAAAAAGCGCCCTGCTCTTGTCGATGCAAGCCGCAAAAAAGTACGTGATGCGCTGGATGAACTGGCGGTAGAAATACGCCGACCGGCTACTGAATGGGAAGCTGAACAGGAGCGCATCAAAGCTGAAGAAGCTGCTCGAGTTAAAGCTGAAAACGACCGTAAGCAGTTCGAATCAGATCACGAAATTGCCCTGCTTATGAATGACGCATTCGACCGCGAAGCGAAGGAGAAAGCAGAAGAAGCAGAACGCCAGCGCATTGCTCATGAAGAAGAGTTAAAGCGTCAGGCAGCAGAACAGGCCAGGCGCGAAGCCGAAGAGAAAATAGAGCGTGAACGCGCTGAAGCTGCCCGTCGTGAGGCTGAATTAAAGCTTAAGGCTGAGCAGGCAGAGCGTGAACGTATTGCCGCAGAGCAAAAAGCGGAAGCAGAGAAGAAGGATGCTGCAGATCGTGCCGAGCGTGAAAAGCAGGAGGCTATCGAAGCCGAGAAACGCAAGGCGCAGGATGAAGCCGATCGCATTAAGCGTGAAGCCGAAGCAAAAGAGGCTGCTCGCGTTGCTGAAGAAAAACGTATCGCTGACGAAGCGGCAGCACGCGCTGCAGATGTAGAGCACCGTCGGGCCATTAATGCAGCCGCGGTCCAAGCGCTCATTGACCAGGGCATTCCTGAAGACTGGGCGAAGGCATGTGTTGTCGCCATCGCTCGCGGGAAAGTTCCAGCAACAACAATCAACTACTGAGGTGGCTATGCACATTCAGCAATTCAATAACCTGAAAAAAATAGCAACTCAGTTCAGCAATGACTACCAGCTGTCATCTGAACTGTATGACCGCCACGTTGAGCTGATCGAATCAGTTGCTGGTTGCGAAATGGAAGAGTCATTCAAACGCGCCATTCTCCGTGCCGGCGTTCGTTATGAGGTAATGGAAGCAGCATTTGAAAGTGATGATTTCGAAGAGCTTATGTCGTCGTTCAAACGTGAATTAACTGGCGTCATCGCCCGTCTTGATCTTGCTGACCAGATCGACAGCAAAAGGAATGCGGCATGAAGCAAGAGTTTGAGTGGTTTGTTATGGACGGCAGAGCAAAGTTCAACACTGATGACGCTGTTGTTTATGAGGCTCTTGGTACTCAGGAGCCTTCAAATAAAAAACTAAAGCGGGATTGGGGGTTTATGGGAGCGGTGCTTTGTCGTGCTGCAATTACCAAGAAAGCGCAAGACGGCAACACCACGCAATGCGGTGATTTTGAATATGTTCGTGATATCGACTAATTCCGGGAGGGAGGAAGCATGAATACCGGCATCTATTTCGACATCAGCAACGAGGACTACCACGCCGGCGACGGCGTGAGTAAGTCTCAACTGGATATGGTGGCCAAGAACCCTTGCCTTCTGAAATGGGTGAAGGCTGCTCCGGAAGACGAAGAGAAGAAGTCCGCACTGGACATGGGGACTGCTCTGCACTGCCTGCTGCTTGAGCCAGAGGAATTCGATAAACGTTTCATCGTAGCGCCGGAATTTAACCGTCGCACCAATCAAGGAAAAGCGGATGAAGCCGCATTCCTGAAAGACGTTGCCAGTATGGGTATGACGGTAATGGATACCGAACAGGGCCGGAAGCTGAAACTGATGCGCGACAGTGCAATGGCTCACCCGGCGGCGCGCTGGATGCTGGAAGCGCCAGGCCACTGCGAAGCATCGATGTACTGGAATGACGATGAGACTGGCGAACTGTGCCGCATCCGTCCTGATAAATGGCTGAATGAGCACAACGTGATCGTCGACGTGAAAAAGGTTGCAGACATGGATCGCTTTGCGCGTCACATCGAGGAATTCCGCTACCACGTCCAGGACGCCATGTACAGAGAGGGTGCACTGAAAGTAACCGGGCAGCCACACGGATTCTTCTTCCTGGCTGTGAGCGAAACCATCGACTGCGGTCGATACCCGGTCCGCGTATTTGAACTGGATGCGCCGGACGTTGACGCCGGGCACCAGTTATTCCGCCGGGATCTGAACACCTATCACGAATGCCGCATCAGCGATGAATGGGGTGGCGTGGAAATTATTAAACGCCCTGAATGGGCACGCAAACAGGATATGTACGTATGAGCAACGATATCGCAATCACATCACAGCCAGGCGCTACCGTCGGCACCGCTGCTGCAATCTTCAGTCCTGAGGGTATGGACCGCCTGGTGCGTTTCGCAACCCTGATGGCAGACAGTAAAGCAACCGTTCCTCAGCACCTTGCTGGTAAACCTGCCGATTGCCTGGCAGTAACCATGCAGGCAGCGCAATGGGGCATGAACCCGTTCGCTGTTGCGCAGAAGACGCACGTTGTAAACGGCACTCTTGGCTATGAAGCTCAGCTAGTTAACGCTGTCGTGTCCTCTTCAAACCTGCTTTCAACCCGCCTGAATTACCGCTGGGACGGCGACTGGTCAAAGGTGAATGGCAAGAGCGACAAATCTCCATCACTGACCGTAACTGTATCGGCAGTGCTGAAAGGCGAAGCAGAGCCGCGTGAACTTACCATCAGCATGGCTCAGGCCGGTGTCCGTAACTCTCCGTTGTGGGAACAGGATCCACGCCAGCAGCTTGCTTACCTGTGCGTTAAGCGCTGGGCGAGACTGCATGCTCCTGATGTTCTTCTTGGTGTCTACACGCCTGATGAACTGCAGGAGACAACACCGCGAGTTGAACGCGATATCACGCCACCAGCGGCAACGGCTCAAGGCATGAACAGCCTGATCAACTCAAAACCAGAGCAGAAGCAGGAAGAGCGTCAGCAGCATAAAGACGAGCGCGGTCCTGAAGAGATTCTGCACGCATTTTCCGGCGCGGCGATGAACTACAACACTCAGGCCGACCTGGACAAAGCGTACAAATACGTTGCTCAGAAACTGGCTGGTGATGATGACCTGCTGGCAAAAGCAACCGACGTTTACACCATCCGCTGCGACGAACTGAACGAAGTACCGATGTAACCACCACCGTGGCGCCACAGCGCCACACCTGAAACAAAGAGAGGTATTTATGAAAGGTGCATTAGGCAAGAAGGAACTTCTGGCGGTGGTGCCATTATCAATGAGCACTATCGATCGTCTTGAAAAGAAAGGTCTGTTTCCAAAGCGCTGGTATATCACTGACAAGCGTGCAACCTGGACTCAGGAAGAGGTTGAAATGTGGCTCGATAAGAGAAGGGACGAGAGCCCAGAAGAATTCGAAGGAAAAAAGCCGCCGGTTGATCAGCGTGTTTACCGCCCAGTAAGTAACGCCGCATGACAGCGCTGATCAGGCACTGGGAAAAATGGTCAGGATGGTACTTATTCCTGACCGCTGTTTCCGCCTGGCTGTATCTGCTGGCGGTTATTTTCAGAGAAGGCTGGATCAGATGAGCAAATTAACCCGTCTTGAAAAGTATCACCTGAACTATGTGTCTCAGCGTCAGGCTTCAAAGGTTGTCGCCGTAACTCCGGCAGCGATGGAGGTAGAAAAACGCGCCGTTGAGCGTGAATCGAAAGGCCAGTACCGCATCGCAGCCAGACTCTGGTTGTTGTGCATGGATGCAGCGGTCGGTGAAGTTGAACGCGCCAGAATAGCGATACGCCGTGATCAGTGCATATCGAAAGGTAATGGCCTGCGCCGTGGTGAATACGCTGGGATCGGATGTCGCGGGGTGGTGTATGACTAACCCTCACGACAATATCCGCGTAGGAAGCATCACGCTGGTTTATTCAACTCTGCGCCGAGGATGGCTTGTTCCTGGCGGACAGGTTATTCAGAACCCATTAAAGGCTCAGCGCATTGCTGAGCTGATGAATAGCAAGAAGGTGGCGGCATGAACAAAGCATCATCAGTAGATTTAAGAAAGTGCCTCGAGGCTGCAAATATGCTCGCCTCGTGCGGCATCCGATTTGTTCCTATGCCAGCAGCAACAGACGCGGAGTACGCAATGCTGTCTGCAATGTTCATGGATAAATTGGAGTCTATTGCGGTAGAAGCTGAGAAATCGGAAGGCGGTGCATCATGACCGGTAAATACACTCTTATCTACGCGGATCCTCCATGGACATATCGTGACAAAGCAGCCGACGGCGAGCGCGGTGCTGGGTTCAAATACCCAGTAATGAACGTGCTGGATATCTGCCGCCTTCCGGTGTGGGATCTTGCTGCCGATGATTGTCTGCTGGCTATGTGGTGGGTTCCGACTCAGCCGGTTGAGGCATTGAAGGTTGTCGAATCGTGGGGCTTCAAGCTGATGACCATGAAGGGATTCACCTGGCACAAGACGAACAAGCACAAAGGTAACAGCGCGATCGGCATGGGCCACATGACCAGGGCGAACAGCGAAGACTGCCTGTTTGCGGTACGCGGCAAACTTCCTGCCCGCATGGATGCTTCAATCTGCCAGCATGTAACGGCACCACGCATGGAGAACTCGCGCAAGCCTGACATCATCCGCGAAAAACTGGTGCAGTTACTTGGCGATGTGCCGCGCATTGAGCTATTCGCCCGCCAGTCGTCACATGGCTTTGATGTTTGGGGAAATCAGTGTGATGGTGCGGCGGTTGAACTGCTGCCAGGCTGTGCGATTGAGATTTCCTAATGCAGACAGAATAATTCTGCTTACCCAATCCTACGCCTCATCATCCGCATGAATTGGCGATCAGGGTTGACGGGCAGATGCGACGGGACTTAGGATTGTCAAAACTTTTCGTTTGGCATACCTATGGAACCAAGAAAGTCATTTATACCCGAACCACTTTTCCTCATCTTCGTTGTGTTATCATGCGTTTCGTTGATAAGTATCATGATGGGATGGCTGAAACCCAACCCGATAATACTCATAGGCGACATTATCGTTATTGGTGCGTTCTTATGGGAACAGACCATGAAAAGATTCAAATCCTGATTTCACCAATCCTCATAAATCAAAATAAGCCCGTAAGGGCTTTTTTTGTCAGCAATTTCGTCTTTCAGCAAGTCTATCCCATTCGAATTGTGAATCTTTTAAGCCAGAAATAGTCTTCACATTATCTTTTCTTGTCATACATCCCGCCGGCGGCTTTATTTTTGCTGCTGCCACACCTCAAACTTCGACGGGGAGAACGGCACCAGATCGGTGTGTTCCCCGTTAATCCAGGCATCAACCATATCCGCCCACTGCTGCAACATGTAGGCGCGCTGCCTGGCATACTCCGCTTTGTTGTACACCGCTCGAACGCCCTTCTGCTCATGCGCCAACGCCTTTTCAATCCAGTCTGATGGATATCCTGCCTCATGTAGCAGAGTGCTGGCTGTTCGGCGCAGGTCGTGCACAGAGAAGTTATCCAGATGCCCGCCTGCATCATTTACTGATTCGACAGTAACATTGATCAGCCTGTTCAGTGCAGCGTTGGATAATGGTTTACTCACTGAGTAGCGCCCGGGCAAAAGGTACTCACTTCCACCAGCGCACATCTGCAGGCCAACAATGAGATCCTGCGCCTGCTTTGGCAGATAGATAATGTGCGCCCTGCTTCCCTTCATACGGTCTGACGGTATGGTCCATGTCCATTTTTTGAAATCAACCTCTGACCATGTGGCATGGGTGAATTCACTTTTACGAACCAGGGTGAGCAGCACCAGCTTTAATGCCAGCTTCATCGTGGCCATAGTTCCGACGTGATCCAGAGCGCGGAAGAATACACCGATCTCTTCAGGTTGCAGCGTACGGTCGCGCGGCTTAAACATAGCTATTGATGAAGGCTTGATGTCCGCAGCCGGATTAAACAGGCCGTGCCCTCGGTCATTAGCATAACGGTATACGCTGCTGATTATCTCTCTGGCCTGCACCGCCGTCGCCCGCCCGCCACGCTCGACAATGCGATCGCACAGGTCACGAACCATGCCGGTGGTTATCTCAGCCATCATCTTGTTACCCAGAACCGGCATGATATCTCGTTCGATAACGGCCTGCTTCATTGCCCGGGTACTGTCAGCCAGAATGACGTGTTTCATATAGCTGTCGGTATGTACCGCGAATGTCTCAGCGCCACGGATCTTTTTGATACCGTCACGTTTTGCCGCAGCAGGCGAGTGGCCTGACTTCAGCAGCTTCTTTGCAGTAATGAGTTCTTCGCGTGCTTCTGCCAGGCTGATACCGTCACGACCATACTGACCAATGACCAGAGTTTCCCGTCGTCCGTTAATGCGGTAGTCGTACCGGAACGAGACAGAGCCGGAAGTAAGCACAGCGACATACAGCCCATCACGATCAGAAACCTTATACAGTTTGTCCTGCGGTTTGAGGTTTTTTAATTTGGTATCAGTAAGCAC